CTAATTGCAGAGGTTGAAGAACTTGAAGGCGATAAGGACAAAATGCAAGATGAAATTGATAGCCTAAATGCCACAATTGAAAAGATGGCTGAAAGGATTAGTGAACTCGAAAGTGCGTAGGGGAAAAATAAAATTTCCTATAACATATGTATAACCGCCATAAAGCTTTTAACTATCTGATTATTAACACTGAAATACCACACAAATGCTAAACAAAGAAATGCAACAGCAGTTTGCTAGAGATGCTGAAAATTACAGCAAAGAAGAGTTAATGGATAAATACAAAATATCCTATAATGAAGTTCAATATTATATAAAAAAAACAGGGGTATTACGTTATAGTTCTCTTAAGAAGCTAACCAAACAAAAAGCTGACTACCTAAAAGATAATATAGAAAAGGATGATAAGTTAATAAGCATGGTATTAGATGTACCTGAATACAGAGTAAAGATATTTAAAGAACGTTTAAAAAAATAGATATGAAAATTACAGAGTTAAGAATTGGGAATTGGGTTGAACAAACCGAACACAAAGAGTCAGGTATGCCGTTTAAAAAACACATTCAGTTTAGCGAATCTAACTGGTATAGAATGGGGGATTGTGTTGAGTATGAAGAAGATTTTGAACCCATCACCCTAACAGAAGAATGGTTAGTTAAGTTTGGTTGGGTTTGGAATAAAGAAACAAACTCTTATGAAAAATATCCCAATGGAGATGCAAGGATGCACTTAGAATATAGACCATTAAATGGGTCGTATAAAATGTTTAATTATGTTTTAAAAGCATTAATTTGTGAAAGAATTTGGTACGTCCACCAACTTCAAAACCTTTTCTTTGCATTAGCAGGAGAAGAATTGTTAATAACAAATAATAAAACAAATAAGCAGTAAATTAATAAAAAAGTAATTTTAGCATGTGGTTAAAGACTTAATAGATAGGCACATTGTTGAATATGAAAGATACTACAAATCTATATGCTACTCATATTATAACGGAAGATACCTTTATGAAGATTTATTCCAAGAACTCTACATCGGTTTCTTCAATTGTAAGGAAGATGTTATACTTAAGTTCTCCAACGGTAACAGGCTCAATTACTTGGGTGCGTTAATACTTCGTAACCTTTTTAGTAAAAGGGGGTATCACAAAAAACATATAGATGGACAAACATCCCCGTTATTTGAGTTGAGTAATGTATCTGAATTAGTAGACAAAAGAATAGTAGATGAAGATGATGAGTTCACAAAATTTATTGATTCAATACCAACCGAACTAATAGAACAGAAGATGAATGAGTTATATCAAAAGGACTGGTTTAGTCATGACGTTTTTAAAAGAGTGGTAATAGAAGATGAGAACATTTACCAACTAAGTAAGAACACAACAATAAATAGAAAGTATTTAACAGAAAATTTTAATGAAACAAAAGCCTATTTAAGAAAGCAATTATCTGATTTTTAGTATTATATATTATGGAAAAATGGTTACAACACGTAAAAGACAATGAAGAAACAATTGCCTTTTGGATAGAAAGACATGAGAAACTTCAATTAAGCGATGACATGCTTCAACCAATTATTGAACCTTTTTTAAAGGAGTTCCCAACCCATAACCTAAGATCATGCAACGATTGTATAATTGATATGTTAAGATGGGCAAGAATAGAACTAAGAAAACATGAGCAAGGTTTACCCCCAAACAAAAAACAAAACAAGGTTTCAAACTGAAATCTTCATAAGTAACTATTTAGGAGAGATAGCACTAATATTAAACTAATGGCAAAGAATAGAACATATCTATCAAACTTACAAGAGTATGCCTATAAGTACATAGAAGAGTGTGAGAATAAACGTAAAGAACAATTATCTAATAAAGGTGACATTGTTAAAATAGAGGATAGAAAGAATCCAACTATTGACTATTTCTTAACTATTTGGCTTCCAAAGAATTGTAAAAAGAATAAGAATATCCACATGAGTACTTATTATAGGTGGATGAAGTGGGAAAATACTGAAAAACAAAAGGTTATAAATGAAATAGATAACTTATTCAAATCACTTCAATTAGATATAGCAGCAAACGAAGGTAAAGGATTGCAATACCTTAAATATAAGTTTGGATGGACTGATAAAACAGAGAACAAGAACGAACACTCAGGAACGGTTAACATTACTGGGATGGAAATAAAGTGAAGTTACTATTTGACACAAATGAAAACGAAAAGCAGAAACAAGCTGCTGCGTACTGGATAGATAAAGAAACCTTTGAGATTATTTACGGGGGTTCTAAAGGGTCTGGCAAATCTTATTTAGGTGTTAATCTTATTTTCGGGGACGCTTTCATATATCCTGAAACGCATTATTTTATAGCACGTAAAGCCCTAAACGATCTAAGAAAGTTTACAATACCTTCTATACATGAAGTTTTTAATGTATGGGGTATAACTCCAAACTACTATAAATTTAATGGTCAGGATAATGTGTTTACTCTTTATAACGGTTCAAGGGTTTACTTATTAGAAGCTAGTTATCAACCTAGTGACCCTCAATATTATAGGTTTGGTTCTATGCAAATGACTAGGGGATGGATAGAAGAAGCTGGACAAATAGAAGAAGAGGCTAAAAACAACCTAGCAGCTAGTATAGGACGTTGGTATAACGATAGGTATAATATCAAGGGTAAACTACTGCAAACGTGTAACCCAGCTAAAAACTATCTTTATAAGGATTATAAGCTAAATAAAGAAGGCAAGTTACCACTAAGAAAGAAATTCATTCAGGCGTTGCCAACAGACAACAAAATGTTGGATTCAGGTTATTTGGATAACTTAGAACAAACGCTATCAAGAAACGAGAAAGAAAGGTTATTATTTGGTAATTGGGAGTATGACGATGACCCATCGGCTTTATGTGACTATAATAAGATTATCGATATATTCTCAAACAACTTCGAAACATTGAATGGTGATAAGTACATTACGTGTGACGTTGCTCGTTTAGGGTCAGATAAAATAGTGATAGGTTTGTGGAATGGTTTAAAGGTTAAATTATACACATTTGAGAAACAAAGAATTACAGAATCGTATCAATTCATTGAAAAGTTAAGGGTAGATAATAACGTGCCATTGAGTAAGGTTATAGCTGACGAAGATGGTGTTGGAGGCGGTTTGGTTGATATGCTTAAATGTAAGGGGTTTGTAAATAACAGTAAACCATTAAACGGTGAAAATTACACTAATCTTCAAGCTCAATGTGCCTTTATATTAGCTGAAAAAATCAACAAAAATGAGCTATATATTCAGGAATGTGAGCCACAAGAACAGGCTTATATAATAGAAGAGTTAGAGCAATTAAAGCGAAAAGACGTAGATGGTGACGGCAAAATGGGTATAGTTCCAAAGGATTTGGTTAAGTCATTAATAGGTAGGTCACCAGATTATAGGGATGCATTATTAATGCGTATGTATTTTGAGTTAGATAAATCAGTTCCAATGACATTCATGTAACAAAATACTAATTTTTAGTATTATTATACATGATTCCTTTAAGTGTAGGTAACCTAACTATAAAACAATATCACAAGTTCATTAAAGCCGTAAAAGAACGGTCTAATATTATTTTAGCTATTACTGATTTAACTCAGGATGACTTGGATAACATGCCATTAAAGAAGCTACGTAATCTTAATGACCGTGTAGGATTCCTTTTAAGCGATTATAATGACTTAGTTAGTGGTGTAGGTAAGATTCGCAAAAGAAAGTATCTAATAGTTAAAGGAAAGGTTTATAAAGCCTGTTTAGATGCTGACAAACTTAATACTAATCGATACACAGCATTAAAGACATTTAACCCTGATGAGAATTTAAATGATGTTTGTTCAGTAATCTACACCCCATTAAAAGGATTTGATAAGAATAAAGTATCTGACATCTCAAAAGACTTTGAGAACATAAAGGTTAAAAGAGTATTAGGGGTTGTTTTTTTTTATTCAAACTTATCAAAGAAACAGAAAGCAGATTTAAAATCATCTTTGATACAAGCGAAGTTGAATCTAATGAGCAAACTGTTGGAAGCGCAAGCCCCTCAGGAAGTTTTAGACAAAGTTATGGATGGTATTACGTTATAGATCAGGTTGCAAATGGAAGCGCAAACACAAGTTTTAATGATGTATTAGAGTGGAACATGGTTGATTTTTTAGTAAGAATACAGTATTTAAAACATAAAGGCGAAGTAGAGTTATTTGAATTAAAGTATGGGCGTTCTTGATAAAATAGATGCTTTTAGTTTAAAG